GAGGAAGTAGCATAAAAGCTACTTCCTTTTTTTATAGGAGAAATAACCATGAAACATTTTAAAGACAGAGAATTTAGTTTATTTAACTATATGTGCGACATTCTCTATGAATTTTATGAAAAGAATCAACTAGAACATTTATGTGCATTAGATTCTCTAGCAGTCGGAAACTACAAAAACAGAAAGCACTATCTTTTTTTACAAAGGTTTTGCTCAGTTTGGGATAGAGTCGAACAAAGAGAGAATACTAAGGAGAAATAACCATGTACAACTTACTCATAAACTACATTGATAGCGAAGATAGAGAAGAACTGTCCTTTGGGCAACACTTCAACATAAAAGGTAGCGAAGTTATAAAGCTACTTAACACTTATAAACCCAACAAATTTAAAGGCGTAGAGCGTTTTATATTTGATATTCAAAGAATTAAGGAGAAGTAAAAATGGATAAATATTTTATTAGAGTAAGAAAAGAATATATTGGCTATTTTGAAGTTGAAGCTGAAAACTTAAAAGAAGCTGAAACAAAAGCCGAAGATTTATTAAGAGAAGGAACTGATGATGAATTTTGCCCTTCTGTAGATTTTGAAGAATATAATCCAAAGGAATTTGCATAATGAATAAAGATTACTTAGACAGTCTTTCCAAAGATCAATTAGAAACTCGCATATACGACTTGGAAAATGAATTGCGACAAGAGTTTTATACGCAAAAGATAATGAAATTTGAAACCGCAAGAAAACTAGAAGGAGAAGTTGCATACTGCAAAGCACTACTAGAAAACTTTAA